CCTTGAGGCAAAGCCCCCCAAGCCAAATAAGAAGACGCCGCGGACTAACGAATGATGGATAAGGACCGCCTGCGACGCGATAGCTTGCGTGAAGGCTTAAAAACGAAGGGGCGTTCACGCCGGGGGGCGTGGGCAAGGCATGCGGAAGCGGAAAAAGGGGGCCGGCGGCCGCGCCGAAACGACCTCCTTCCTTCGCTTCAGATCGAGCCCTGCCGCATTGACGCCTTGAAATCGCAGGTGCGCAAACTCCGCAAGTCCGATCCAGCGCACGTTCGTGAAATAGCGAATTCGATTGGCACGCTCGGGTTCAACGTCCCTATCCTCGTCGGCAAAGACAATGTCGTGGTCGATGGGGATTCGAGGCTGGAAGCCGCCAAATTGCTCGGCCTGTCATTGGTGCCGTGCATTCGCGTAGATCACCTGGACGAGACAGAGCAACGTTTGCTGCGATTGGCCGTCAATCGCTTGGGCGAAAAGGGTTCCTGGGACATTGGCGAGCTAGAAGCTGAATTCAAGGAACTCATAATCGCGGACGCGCCGATCGAGATTTCCGGGTTCGGTTCTGACGAGATCGATCAGGTCATAATCGGCGGAGATGAGGAGGGATCCGAAGTTGGCAATCTCGAGCCCTTGCCCGGCGCCTCTGCAATCGCACAGGTCGGCGATCTGTTCCTGCTCGGCCCCCATCGCCTGATCTGCGGAGACGCTACCGATCCTGCCGTCGTCAAACGGCTCATGCGGATAGACATCGCCCGCATGATCTTCACCGATGAGCCCTTCAATGTCGCGATCGGGGGGCACGTGACCGGGGGCGATCATCGGGAATTCGTGATGGCGTCCGGAGAAATGACCGATGCACAGTTCCTCGAGTTTAACCAGAAGTGGATGGATGCCGTCCTTCCACACCTGGCAGACGGAGGAATTCTCGGCACGTTCATCGATTGGCGCGGCCTGCCTATCGCTCACGCCGCCGCAACGGCTCTGGGATTGACCCCTCTCAGTCTGGTCGTATGGGCGAAAACGAATGCCGGCATGGGCAGTCTCTACCGATCGCAGCATGAGTTGCTGCCGCTTTTCAAGAAAGGCGCGGCCTCACACGTCAACAACATTTCTCTTGGCAAGCGAGGACGCCATCGCACGAACTTGTGGACCTATCCCGGTGCCTCCTCACTTGGATCAGACGCCCGGCAAGGTCTACAGGATCATCCAACTGTGAAACCAACCGCAATGCTGGCGGACGCGCTGATCGACCTGACAAACCGCGGCGAGATTGTTCTGGACCCCTTTCTCGGCTCTGGATCGACGCTGATCGCTGCCGAGAATACCGGGCGGGTGTGCTGCGGCATCGAGCTCGATCCACTCTACGTCGATGTCATTATTCGACGCTATGAGGCGGAAACGGGCGCAACCGTTATTCTTGCCGACACTGGCGAGACCTTCGAAGAGGTAGCGGCCCGCAGGCGTAATGACGAGGGCGACGAACGCAACCCGATTGGGTCATCAAGGCTGAGGAGTGGGTGCCCGAACTAAGGCCTGGTGGAGACGCGGCTGCTCGTGTTGCTGGCCGGTGCAGTGGGACAGAAGAAGATTGGCTTCGTGGGCAAGGACGCGAATATGGACCGCCGATTTCAGGGCTGTCGTATGCGGATGACCTCGTGCCGCAGCTCGTGACAGCCCCACCCGCAGGATGCGAACCCTGGCGTCCGCCTGGGCTGCCGCCCGACATTGGGAACTGGTCGAGCCGCAAGATGCGCCCGATCTAGCGGCCGTCATGGCACCTGTGTCTGACGTCGAACGAGCACGGTCTTGATGTCAACTCATGGCATCCTAAGCAAGATCGATCGCCTTCTGTGGGGGAGTGCAGCGGACATCGCCGGCGATGCGCCGGAATTAGCCGTGGAACGGCGCCGAAGGTCCTACCCGCCGCTCCTGCTCGGCCCAGCAATAGGGCAGCGCGCGGGCGAGCTTTGTGAGGGTGAGATCGGCCGGCGCGGTGCCGTCGAGCAGTGCCGACACGATCCGGGGTGAGACGAAGGCGAGCGGTGCCAACAGCCGGATGTGCCGCTCGGCCTTTCCTTCCCGTCGGGAGATCACGGCGAAGCTGTCGGCGCGGCCGTGCGCCAAATCGTCGATCCATTGGCGGGCCTTGGCGATCGCGATCAGGAGCGCCTCGCGGCGGCTAGCCTTGATCGGGGAGTTGTGCGCGGGCACGTGGATGATGCCCTTGACGGTCAGCGGGACAGGGCTGGTCCAGGGAACGGCCATCGTGGTGACGCTCGCCGACAAACGCCCTGCTGGGGTGTTTGCAGGGTGGTGGGCGTGCGCGGGCTCGATGATCTGGCGCAGCCGAAGCTCGAGATGGTTCGGGGTCAATGTCACACGCTCGAGATGCCGCTCGAGGAGGTCGCGATCATTGTTGGGCAACTTCTCTCCGGCGCTGCTCGCGCTCAGATGACTGCGCAGCGCCGTGATGACGAGCGCCTCAATCTCTGCAGCGGGAACGCGGCTGATCCATCCGCTTGGCTGGGGCTCCCTCCGCAGCAGGGCCTGAGAGACGTAATAACGGTAGCGCGCGCCGCCCTTGTTGGCGTGGGTTGGACTCATGCGGTTGCCGCGATTGTCAAAAAGGCGCCCGCTCAGGAGCGCGGGTGAGCCCCGAAGCCGGCGGCGTCGCTCCACCGCCTGGGCCGCGAGCTGAGCTTCTACCGCCTCGAACAGCACGGAATCGACAATAGGCTCGTGCTCACCGTAGTGAACCTCGCCTCGGTAGACCACCTCGCCGATATAGAAGCGGTTCTTGAGCAGATACGCGAGCGCCCCCACGCCGAAGCGGCCGCCACCGATGGTCCCGCCGTTCGACAGCCGCCGCGGCTTGCTGCGGATCCCCCGCCGATCGAGGTCCTCTGCGAGCGCGCGGATCGAGCCAAGCTCCAGATATCGGGCAAAGATCGTGCGCACCGCCTCAGCCTCGGCTGGTACCACAACGATCTTCTTGTCCACGGCGGCGTAGCCGAGCGGGACTGGGCCGCCGACCCAAAGGCCTTTGCGTTTAGAAGCAGCGATTTTATCGCGCACCCGCTCCCCGATCAGCTCGCGTTCGAACTGGGCAAATGACAGCAGCACGTTGAGCGTGAGCCGTCCCATGCTGGAGCTGGTGTTGAAGCATTGGGTCACCGACACAAAGGAGACGCGGTGGGCATCAAACAGCTCGATGAGCTTGGCGAAATCAGCGAGCGAACGGGTCAGCCGGTCGACCTTGTACACCAGCACAATGTCGATCTTGCCCGCGCGCACCTCGGCCAAGAGCTGCTGCAGCGCCGGGCGGTCGAGCGAGGCACCGGAGAACGCCCCGTCGTCGTACCGGGTGGGGATCAGCCGCCAGCCTTCGTGCGCTTGGCTCTTTATGTAGGCCTCGCAGGCCTCGCGTTGGGCGTCGAGAGAGTTGAAGGCAAGCTCGAGATTGTACTCGGTCGATTTGCGCGTATAGATGGCACAGCGCGCGAGCTTGCTGATGGGTCCGTTCATGCCACCGAAGTCCCATGATGCACGAGGAACGGCTCATCGCTGGGACGGGCGCCTTTGAGGCCTCGCGCCGCCTGAGTTGTCGCTGAAGATGCCGCCGTACGACAGCGTCGCCATTGGCGTGGGCTCGGACGAGCTCTCTCGCGCCCGCCCGCTCCACGAAATCGCAGCTCGCGTGTGATGTCCGCGGTGCCGTCGCGCATCCAACGCTCGGCGGTGGTGAAGGCCAGCATGCGCAGAGGATCCAGCACCAGATACACGGTGCCGTCCCGGCTGCGGCGCGGTGACTATGGCACTCACGCCCGTTTGCGCGCCGGGCTTACCGAGGCTCCCTTGCGCGCTGCGGCGCCTTTGGTGTCCTCGGCGACGCTGCGGCGCAATGCCTCCATGAGATTGACCACCCGGTGCGGCGGGGCAAAGGTCTTCCTGCGCTCTGGAACGGCCCCGGCCTGCTTGGTCTTCAGATGCGCCAGCAGTGCCTCCTCGTAGCGGTCCCGGAAGCTCGTGGGGTCAAACTCGCCGGCCTTGCTGTGGAGAATC